GGGTCTTGAGTGTGACGCCAACGATACCGATTGCGGTACCGGCAGATGCGTAAACATAGTGCTCAACGAGCACGAGGACTTTCTTGTTCATGTATTACTCCTAATTAGGTTGGTTAGTTCTTGTCCTTGGGGTTGCGAAGTCGGAACGTCACAATCCACAGGAACAAGGAAATAAGCGTAGCATCCCCTACCACTGTCTTGGCGCTTCCTGTAAGCACTAGCCATGCTGAGAATAGACCGACAAAGGTCCAAATCTGGTTAGCAAGGTCTGCTAAAAGGGCTTTGATGAGTTTCATTAGAACCTCTTTCTCATTCTGATAATGGCGCCCCCAACAACGGTTGCTACCAAGATTTTCTTTGCTTTCTTTCTTGTAACGGGAGACATGTCATTACCGAGGTTTTCCATGGCAACAAATGTCTTGTTGATTGCTTCTACTCCAGGCACAGCTGCAAGAGCTCCCGTTACTGGTTTCTCTACAACAGGTACTGCGATGTCGGGTGCGTTAAACGTTGTTCCACCTACTTGGCCAATAAAGGTTGCTGTAGTAGTGATTGCCTCTGGAGGAATGGGCAATCCTGAACCGGGTGGTGGTGCTGGAGGTGTGAGTTTTCCGTCTTCTCCCACAACTTGCGGAGCTGTCTTAGTTCCAAAGAACTGGATGCCGCCGTTCTCCACTCCTGGCTTATCTTCCTGAACATGTGCTACTAGGGCCGTTGCAGGAGGAACTATTGGTGTAGTGTCAGGCAACGAATTTGGATTATCAGGAACGAGGTTTGTTGATGAAGGCGATTGCGGTGTTACTACCACTGGCGGGGTCGGTGCTGGTGTTGGAACTGGTGCGGGTGAAGGCATGGGCTCTGGCGTTGGTGCTGGGCTCGGTTGTGGCGATGATGACGGCGCTGGCGTGGGTGCTGGCGTTGGGGCAGGGGTAGGCGATGCGTTATCAGTTGGCGTCGGTGCTGGCTCAGGTGAAGCACTTGCGGAGGGTTCAGGTGTTGGAGCAGGGCTTGGTGCAGGAGTGGGTTCTTCGGTTGGAGAAGGAGCTGGAGCTGGCGTTGGAGGGGCTGCAACGGGAACAGGTCTTGGGACAGGCTGAGGTTGCGGCGCAGGCGGCACAGCGGGCTCTGGTGCAGGCTGAGGCGCAGGTTGAGGTGTTGGAGCCACAGGAGTTGCAGTCGACGAATCAACAACCGTCGTGGTATCAACCGTCACTGTTTGAGACTCAAGAGGACTTTGAATAGATGTGCTTGTCGTGTCGGAAATTACGGTTGAAGAATCAACAATTGGAGTCTGAACTGGCTGAAGCGAAGGCTGAGTGGTTGAACTATCAACGGGACTGGAATCGGATGTTGACGTTAGTGAATCAGATGGACCAGGCGTTGGAGAGGGAGCAGGAGTTGGTAAAACGACTGTCGAAGAGTCTGATAAAGAAGAAGAAGTAGAAGTCTCAACAACAGTAGAGGTTTCAATAGTAGTAGAAGTTTCAACAACAGTTGAGGTGTCTGGTGCTGGCGCAACCACTACTGGAGGTGCGGGTGGCGTTGGATTTGCAAGAAAAATAGTTACAGCATTAGACAGAGCTGAGTACATGTGCGCTGTGTCGTTATCGGAACGAACTGTAAAGGTGTAGTTGGTATCCCATCCACCTGTACTTGTAAATAAGTCTTTACTTAGCGTAATAGTCGTTTCTGTAGACGCTACTGCCCATCCTCCAGAGCCCGCATTCCACATTACTGCATATCGTTCTGGTACAAGGTTTGCAGTGGGAGCGCTCCAAGTCAATGTTACACCGCCATCACCTGTAGCTGTCACTATTAAATTCTGTGGTGCGTTAATAGCAAGAGGTGGTATGGCTGCTAAAGCTGCTTGAGCGTTAGCTAATGCCGTCTGTGCAGCAGCTACTGCTGCTTGGTCTGCAATTACTTGGTTATCTAACTGAGTGGCTACTGCTTGAAGGTTTGCCTCATCTGTTTGAGCTGCTTGAATGGCTGGCAGCAATGAGGGGTCTTTTTGGTAGGTAACTGTTGCAGTTTGCCCAAACCACGATGCAGGCACTACGTTCTGGCTTGTTCCCTGCGTAGAGTAATAAAGGGTAGAACATGACCCTCCACCGTTTTGGTAAAACCACGCATCTATGGTGTATGCGGTCCCCGCAACTAATTGCTGAGGTGCGCTCCATGTACCCCCGCAGCCTTTGTCTCTCCAGTCATTAATTATGTTTTGTCCATTAAAGTTCATATAAAAGCCATCATCAGCAATATTTAAAAACCTATACGCACCTGTTACAGGAACGGTGATGGTTCCGTAATAATGCACAGTAACTCGTTGGCCAGCACACCCGTCAATAGAAGCGCCATTCCAATTAGCCGCAATTTGTGACCAGACATCGGTCTTACAAAAGTTTGCTGGGTTTGGGGTAAATGTGTGCCAGGTGCTGTTATAAATAGATACGGTAATTCCAGAGCCAGAAGAAGTAGTTACGGGAATAGAGCTGTTATCGTAAGCTGCTTGAGCTTGTGCTACTACGGTAGCACCATCGACTGCCGCTTGGTGAGCCACTAATTGGGTTTGAGTGTCAGCTTGCAGAGTAGCGTTGGCTTGGTCTAAAGCTGTTTGGGCATTCTGAACAGCGCTAGTAGCAGCCGCAACTTGTGCGTTGTACTGGTCTAGCGTGTAAGTGGCGTCAGCCGTTGCTGGTGATGCAAGTAATATAGGAAATAAAGCGCTGGCTAGTAAAACAAATTGTGCTACGTGTAAACGTAGTTTGCTCAAGTATTCCCCTCGGAATGCTTAATGCCCCCTCAATTGGCTAATTAAAGCAGATTACATTGGGCGCCAGTTCCTATTTACGATTTGCTTAGAGCCAACATCATCGGATGAGTTCACTGATTCTCCTTGAACTCCACGTCCTGGGTTCTTCCATGCAACAACGCTAGGTTGGGCATCCGACTTATAGCCGCCTTCAACATACTGAAAATGTTGTTTGATGCCACGTCGTTGATTGACCTTAAGAGTCTTTCTGTGTAATTGCTTAGACATTACATCGCCACCGCTGAAGTCATCGTGCCGCCAATGCCGCCGCCATCACTAGTTGGAGCTGGCATTGCTGTATCTGTCACACCGTTAGTTGCAGCGCCCATAGCTTCTGCCCCGTGTTCGGATGCAGTCTCTTGTCCCTCGTTATCTGGTTCTGGATGGTTTTCTGTTGCCATACCACCAGTGCCCATTGCACCCGTCATGTATGGATAGTTGCTGTACCAAAAGCCAGCACCTGAATATCCTGATTCGTGCTTGCGACGGAATCTGCGGCGTTGCTTCTCTTCGATATCTGCCGCATGCTCAAACTGTGTGTTACTAAGATTGCTCATTAAAGTTTCCTTGGTTGTAATGACCGTAATCTCCAAATGGTCCGCCATACATTCCATTGCTTACATGGTCAAACTGAATTGCAGACAATCGACTAGATGGATGGTCGTGTGAATAGTAATACCGTGTTGTTGTTAACGGTGTTGGGTCTTGCCCGTTACGAACGGGGACCGTCGAAGATGCCTTCTGGGTCATAGACTGTCACCGCCTTTTGCAAAAGTGTGTATCCCGTTTCTTTAGCGTGGTGCCCACAAAAATACAGTTCTCCCGACAATAACGTTGCCCGAACTAACGCTCGAGCAGAACAACGGTCGCAGCGGTCTTCAGCAGTTAACTCTGTCTGACTCACTGCAGTAATCATGAGTTTGAACCGTTATTGGGTAAAGGTGTGTTTGAGTTAGCAGCGTACTTGTTACCCTCACTGGAAGCATTAGTTCCTGATGGTCCATCAAACTTAGGAGATTCAGGCATAGCCTGCCTCTTAGCAGTCATAGCTGCCTGACCAAGTTGGGTGTGGGATAACATGCCTTAATTTTGCCCTTCTTTGCTGCAGTTGTACGGACATAATAGGACCATAGACGCTCGTGACAAAAGATACGTATGTGCCCTATGTGATAGGGTTTTTGTCGTGCCCTCACTCGCACGAGCATGCGAGCAAAAACATTTGGAGAAATAAATGCCGAAATATGACTACGACTGCATTGAGTGCGATGTGCACTATGAAAAAGAGCGTAGCATCCATGACGCAGAACCTAAATATGTCTGCGACAAATGCGGCTACGCTCTTGTTCGAGTCTATAACTCCTTTGGCCTTCAGTTTAAAGGCTCAGGATTTTACAAGACTGGTAATTAGTTGTAATCAGGTGTGATGACTGGTGGTACTGGTGCTGCTGCAGGAACTGCAGGGTCAGCAGGTGCAGGAGCCGCTGGTGCAGCATCTACAGGAGCTGGCGAATCCGCTGCTGGAGCAGCAGGAGTTGCAGCTGGAGTAATTGAACCATCAGTAGCAGAAACAGTAATGTCGTTTCCTGCTTGACGTGCTTCTACTTGAAGGTCAGCAGCTGTCTTAGCCTGAGTATCAACAGCGGCAAATGCTGCGTTGATTTCATCAAGTGTCAACTTACCGTCATCCATAAAGCCACGAGCTAACTTCTCAACAACAGTTGCACATGCAGTCAAACCTGCGACTGTCATAGCCTTAAGAGTTGAAATGTGTGCAATAGCACCAGCACCAATAACTCCAAGAGCACTTGCTGTGAAGGCTGCGACAATACGCATCAACACGTTCCAAAATAGTTTTACATTGTCTTTCATTTTCAACCCCTCGGTTGTCCATGCCCTCGACAATGTAAGTTTAATTGACTTTCTTAGCCTTTATGCCCTGTTTCTCAAACATCTTGACGTTCTTCTTCTTATCGTCATAGGCTTTTTTCACGTCAAAGTGGGGAAGAATCTCGTCTTTAAGAAGTTGCTTCTTGACCTTCTTATCTTTGTCGTGGTCATCGATGGGGCGCATGTAGAGCTGGTCATAGGGAACGCCGTGCTTATGAAGCCACTTTTTGGTGTCATCCCGATAATGGGCTGACCGAGCTGTCAAGATGATTACATCTCTTCCAGCGTTTCGTGCTTCCTTAGCCAACGCCACCATGTGCGGATAAGCATCAGCGTTCCGAGCAGCAACACGGAACTCATCACTGTCAATTTTGTGGAGCGCTTCATAGTCTTTGATATCCGCCAAGGTTCCATCGAGGTCGAAAATCACTGCCTTTTTGCCGTGCTTGTTAGCGCCCGTCTCAAAGTTGTGATTGTTATTCATTAGCCTATTATCAGTCAGCCTGGATTCCCATGGCCTCTAAATACAAGTCTTTTTCCGTCATTAAAAATTCCTTGATTTCTTTTTGACGTTCTTGAATCATTTCTTCTGTTTTAGTAATCACGTCTTCGTCTAACTCTTCCTTGTGTGCCGTGTATTGTTCCACTGCGTAGTCGAGGACAGACTGCCATGTTGCAGCCTGAACTTGGGATTCTTCCCATCTCTTAATGTGCTTTTCTTTAGCTTTTTCTAAAAGAAAAGCTTGTTGCTCCATTTTTCCCAGCTCAACTTTTTGTTGGCGCTTGGACTTATACATGACGTCATCTGTCACTTATGTTGCTCCATCTTTTGTAGTGGTCCTGATGAGTAGATACTAAAGCGACAAGCAATCTCAACAGCCTTTTCAGGAGATGCTCCAGCCGCCATAGCGCCCAAAGCTAGGTCTCCACCAGAGCCTATGGCATAAAAGCCATCATCTGTTCGACAAACCGACAAATCATCGGCAATATCAAAAAGCTCTCCACCAACAACCATAAGGAAATGAAAGCGCTGCTCACCATCATCCTTGCTATTGCTTTTGCTCTCATTAAAGTCATAGCCGTTATCGGTCAAACACTTTCGCAATGACGGCATCGCTTTGGTGATGACAAAGTTCATCAGGTCTTTTTTATCCGCAATGTTGGGCTTGGGCGGATTCCACATGCGCTGTGCAACATCGCATGGCATCACTTCACCACTACCCGAAATAAGGAAGGCGCCACGTTGAGCAATCTTCTTCATATCTGGATGGTTCATGCGACGCATGGAACTTGTCGAGAAGTCTGTTACTTGGTTATCAGCAACAATGACCGCTTTATCTTTGTACTGGACTCCCACGATGGTTGTCATCTCTACCCCCTAATAAGGAACCCCCCAAGAATACCATCAGGTATCCGTGGAGGGTTCTTAGGGGCAATATGCCCGAATTAGGCGTTTTGGAAGATTTCTGCCCAAGTCTTAGGTCCAACGATGCCATTGGAGTCCAAAGCATCAGATTGGGTCTGTACAGCCATGACAGCCTTCTTGGTCAGAGGGCCGTAGGAGCCGTCAGCGTCCAAATGGAGGGCTGTTTGGATAGCCGCCACGTTAGGACCTGAGTCTCCTGGTTGGATGGTTCCTGGGAACGGTGGGATGGTCTTAGGGGTGGGTGTGGCTGGGTGGGCACTGGTAGTTGCTCCAACATAGTTAGGGCGACCAAAACCCACAACTGTTGACCAGAGATGGCGTGAGTTGTTTGCTTTATAGCCACGAACGTTCGATGCAACTTCGCCACCATTGTTGGGTGAGCCCTTTGGCTTCAAGTCTGGTGATGTATTGCCCTCAACAGTGGTGATGGTGCCATCGCCGTTATCCTTCAAGACAACGCCCACGTGTTGGATAGGTGATGTTGGTGTTGCATTTGGAACAAATGAGAAGTAAATCAAGTCACCTGGCTGTGGATGTGCATTTGCCGCATCTGCCCATGTGCCAGCCTTCTTAAATGCAGCGGCGCCATTTGGCGTGTAGACAGTGTTAGGAATGGTCACGCCAGCTTGATGAGCGCACCACATCATGAAAGAACCGCACCATGGTTGGAAATTTGCGCCTGTAAATGCGCCAAAATCGGTTTCGTTGTCCTTTGGACCTTCAATAACGCCCACTTGAGACAATGCAACCTCTAAAAAGCGTGCTGCAGTGCCTTGTGGCTTATCAGTAACGGGTGGAACTGGCTTTGTTGCCATTTTTTCTCCTTAAAAGTTGGGAAATTGATGCTGAACAGGAATTTTGCGGTCTTTATCGATGCCATGAGCCACTGCTAAGCGGTGATGACCGTCTGCTAAGTGCATTTTTCCGTCTCTATGCCAAATTGTAAGAGGTTTTTGCACCCAATTCTTCTTAATGTCGCCACCAAGACCACTTGCATACGCTTCTTCTGATGCTTTTTCCAGATTTTTGCCTGCACCGAGCTGCACATGCGCCAAAATTTCGCTAGAAGACATGTGATTTCCAAATTGTTGCTCGCTAATCATCACTATCTCCTGTTTTTTGGTGTGAAATGCTTGTGTGGAATGGTGCCAGCAATGCCTTCTGGGTCTGCATCATGCTCTGCGGCATGACTTCTCTCATCAATATAGGTCCGTGACCATCCACCCTCTTTGTACCGCCCGTGTTCTTTTAGTAAATGGTCGCCAACACGGAGGTCAAATTTATGTGGCGTCCACTTAAACTGCCTTGGTTGAAGATTATCTTCAGCGCTCATTTTATCGTTTTGCCTTGTTGGTATTTAACTTACGAACAATCCGTGCTAAAGAAGCCGTTGATTCATGCCCCATATCTACGTGGTCTTCTAATGGCTCTACCTCGTATACATGGACATTCCTGCGACGACTATTAAGGGCCGCAGTATTGCCCCACCGACTTGCATCCCAAGGAGTATGAGCCATCCACACTTTGGAGTTGTCTCCTGCTGGAGGATGGTTATTGACTCCACGAGAAGAGCCTGGAGTTAAAACGGTTCCTTCTGGAAGATTGATAGGAGACCCATGATAAAACTGCTTAGGGTTGAGGTTGCTCATGCCTTCATCTCCCGTGGTGGATTGTAGGTGCGCTTTCTCTCTCTGTTACGGAAGGGAGCAGAAGGCCATGTTATTCGGGTCATACCAGTGACTGTGATAGGAGAGCCTTTTTTAGCGGGCACTTCTTTTTCTCCAGCGTACTCCACCATATCAACTCCACGCTTCTTTAATGTAGGAGCATGTGTTTCCACACTGCTCATAGGAATTTCAGCATGTATGACGGTGCTTGGCTTATATGACTTAAGACGAGGATTGTCATTTAAGACATCAGGTTTAGCCGCAAATAATGTAGCCATGTCTTTATCTGCGCTCCAATGTGTGCCAAGTCCTGTTCGTACTTGACCAATACCGACTTTATTTAGCCCTCTATGAACAGGAAATGTCAACTCTGGTTGATTCCACTGTGCTTCTGAGAGATTATCTTCAGCGCTCATCTACTCTCCAAATGCTTTATCCAGTGTGCGGCATCTTCCGAATGCTTGGGATTGTGCACGGGTTTGGTTCCTGGCACTGTATGCGCCATATCCCACATCGCTGTTGCTATTCCTTTGCGGCGATGTTCAGGTGTTACGCCCACTCCGAGTATTGTTCCGTCACCTGGGTCCCATGTCAATGCGCCAATTTGTTCACCTTTGTGATGGGCAGTTATGACTTTATCTCCGACATAGCGTTCAAACTTGAGTGTGTAGTCTTTGAATTGACGAGGTGAGAGATTACTCATCGCAACTCCGCAAAATGGTTGGGATGAACTTTAGGCGGAATGTATTTCTGCCCTGGGATAGAACTAAAGTTTGTGGTGAGGTGAAGAGGAGCACCTATGCCCTTTTCTTTACGTGATTCTTCTCCTACGCCATGTTCTACTGAGCCAACGTATACAGGAACGTGAGTTAACCCAGCACGTTCGGCGGCGATTAGCCTATGGTGACCTTCTGCAAGGTATCCCCAGTTATGGGCGTCAGAATGGTAGATAGATAATGGCGTCTTAATAACTCCGCCATTTTTTAACTCATTGGCGATGTTGTTTATGGTTTCTTCGCTCATGGACCCGTGAGATTGCTGTCCTTCACGGTCATATTCTCTATACCGCTTAACAACAGAGATAGGCACCATCTTGGTTACGGAGTTTGACTCATCTCCCTCAACGTGACCCTTACCGCTAGAGCGCTCAATGTTAGTTCCATATTCACTAGGCTTGAATACGTCAGCAAAATCTTTTGCAGACCACTCCATGTGCGACTTAAATTGGTTGGGGTTTAAGTTACTCATGGAACGTCAACTCTGGTTGTTCAAATTGCTTCCTGCTTAGATGACGACCTGCAAATACTTGGCGCATCAGTTGACTACCTGCTTTTATATGCTCGTGTGGCACTTCTGTGTAGTTTCTGCTGTACCAACTATCTTCAGGAGAGTTAAACACTTCATCTGCACGAGTTTTGGCTGTTTCTGTTCCTTCTGTCTTAGTAATACTGTTGTGAGGCATAGAAGGTACATGTACTGACGATACATCAGCGCCCTTATCTTTCAATGCGCCCATGAGACGACTCACCAAAGCATGACTATGAGGAGAGAGGTCTCTATCGGGATGAGGTACCTCGCCAAATTTCTTTAATGAGTGGTGAATGACTGCGCCTAGTGCTGTGGCTACGTGCGCCCGTGCGCCTTCAGTGGCAAACAACTTGTCAATCTTGGGTGGCGTAGAGCGTCCATGCGGTTTATCCCACATAGTATGTTGGTAGGAATATCTGTCTGCTTCTGGGTGATACCGCATTTCGGCATTATCAGTCCACTTAGACTCTTGAGTTTCGACTGGTTCTTCATGATGTGGGTGAGCAAGAGAAATGGCAATAGACTCTTTGCCATGGCGAAAAACAAAATGGTCATGGTCTCCGACTGACCGATGGTCGTAGTCGTAATTGTTGTGGATGTCGAGGGGTATCTGAAAAACCCTACCCTCTAAACCTTTATCTGCCATGCACACATTATCAGGGCATGACCCCTAATTTTTGGGCTTAACTGTCGAAGGCATCCCTGATGGTCTGAGCATAGCGCTCGCCTTTTTCGGTCAAGCTAATCATGGCCTCGAGGTCCTCGTTGTACTCGACGTTGATGAGGCCCTCTGCCAGCAGGTGGACCAGTGCCTCGTCTAGCTCATTCTCTTCCATCATGTTCTTTTCCCTTGTTCTCTTTTCAGGTTAAACACCAAATGATGAGGCACATGATGGCTATTCCCGTCACGATTGCCAAAGGCAACCATTCATCGTGTTCCATTACCCCAACTCCTTCTCAATAGCTTGGATAGTAGGGCAGGGGTAACGGGCGGGGTATACATCGCCTTCCTCACCACTGTCGCAAGCAACGCAGCATACCTGTGGGTTGTTGGAATTCCATGTAAATGGTCTATGTATCGCCACTACTGCACGAAGGGCAGAATGAACTATCGGCTTTGAATCAAAGTACTGAACAAGGAATTCACCTTCTTCATCTATTCTTGCCAGCAATTCATCGTGAGTCATTACCAGCCTCCTAGACACTTATCCGAATGGGTATGGATAGAGTATTGCAGAATGTATGCGCTCTTATTGGGAGCAAATAGTGGAGTGTCACATGCACCGCACTTACCGAACCACTCCCCAGCCATGTAGTCGTATGTCATGGTGGTAAGGCTACTGCCTAAAAAGGGAAAGTCAAAAAGAGTTCTAGGAAAAGCAAAACCCCAGCCGTGTGGTCTGCTTGCGCTTCAGGGACGGTTCTGGGGTGTTCAAGATAAGTATATATCTTTGTGCACCAAGTAGGAGTCGAACCTACAACACCTAGTTCCTAAGACTAGCGCCTCTACCAGTTGGGCTATTAGTGCGGGGTGACGAGAGGGAATTGAACCCTCACATGCTGGACCACAACCAGCCGCTCTACCATTGAGCTATCGCCACAGTACCCCTCATTGGATTCGAACCAATGCTGTGAAGATTTTAAGTCTTCTGCCTCTACCACTGGGCTAGAGGGGTATTGTCAGGTCGGTTTATCTTTCGCCATACCGTAAGGCCTAATAACCGAGTCCCCTGACGAGACCGTGCAGGTCGTTCTAGAAACTCCTGCATACTTGCGGAAACAGTCAACGTTCTTTTTAGGAGCTACCCAAAATATATACTGCCATACAAGTGTTACTTCGTTGCGGGAGTGGGATTTGAACCCACGACCTAGAGCTTATGAGGCTCCCGAGCTTCCGAGCTGCTCTATCCCGCAATAAGTGACCTCCCTGGTGCGCTTTGAGTAGAGGCGTGGGAGGTGCTGTGAGATAAGGGTAGCAGATTAACGAATGCTGAAGTCAACTATCTCCAGTTCACAGGGATAAATTGCTGAGGATGCAGAAGTTTCATGGCTGCAAGACGGTGATGGCCTTCTTTTACGAAGAGAGAGTGCTTTATCTCAGGCTTCTCCTCTGTGCCGTGGAAAAGGGTGTGGTCACTAATCTGAATGGGTGCGCCCTCATAGCCCTTTTCACGAATAGAGTCAGCAAGAGTGGGGTTTCCTGGAAAAGCAGGCTTATGGCTGTTATTGACGCCACCAACTTTTGCCTCTTCTGTCTTTTGCCGCATGACCGTGGCTTCTCGAGCCTTCTGCTCATCGCTCTTCTCACCAAGGGGCTCTAAGTGGTTCCAGGCATCGCCCAAGTTGGCATGCTTCATAATTTCGCCTGCAGTCATAAAGAGGGGGCGATTGCCTGCTTTGAGCTCTTCTTCTAGTTTGTCACCAGGCTTAGTGGTCTCTTTAGGGGCAGCTTTAACCTTCTTATAGGCAGGTATGCCTGGAAGAGGAAGTTGCTTCGCCATACACGTATTTTGCCACCTTTTGGCTACTGCCTAAGCGTAAACCTCGTACCCATGTCTCCAACCTGGCACGACCGCTTGCCAACTTCGATTAAGGGTGAGGGGGTGGATTGTCAATGTCATTGATTTACAATGCTTTCATGCTTGCTACCTGACTACGAATCAGGTGCGAAGTGTTCACTTCATGCGTGATTCAGGTGGATTTTTATAGCTTGGTGACATCATCGGTGACACAGCCACGTGGCTGGCTTCGGCTACTGTGCTCGTGAGTCACGAGACAGTGCGACCACCACCAGCATGACAGCCACCCTGCCCCACTGTTACCACATCATTACTACATGCATGCATGTCACATTGCTGTGATTGTCATTGGTGATATGACATGCATTCAGTACATGCATGACATGCACCAGTAGTCATGCACTAAGAGTTATCTCTATCTATCTCTTCTCTCTCTACATCATTGACTAATTCCACACTCTTACATTGAGGGGGCGTTGCCCCCTTGAACCCCCATCTAGGATTTAGTTGAACTTTCAACTATCTGACCCCCAGCTGGCGCCCTATCGGGGGCTATCCCACGCTCAATTTCAGCCCCCCGACACGTCCATTGCGTAGTTTTGCAATTGTCAGCCTCAGTGTTACTATTGGCTCGTACGCACGCACCAACCGTTCGGTCTCGGTCAGAATCCCCAAGGGGCACCGATTCCAAACTCAGTAGTAGAAGTGACCCAGTACAACGTATCGCTAGTACCACTGGTGAATCGATTCGAATCATTATGAATCGACTGACAGAAAACTTTCGGATACGAAATTACATATTGAATTACTAATCCGTAAAACGTGAACGACTGTTTATCACCAAAGGTTGATAGCGAACGTTCTGCAATTGCAGTGTCAGTGATGACATGACATTCACGTTGATTAAATTCTAACGATGACGAAATTCATTGTGGACTCGTTACTGACCTTGCGAGTGAGACGGTGCGTACTAACAAACATCATGGACACGAATCAACGGACTGCTGGTGCACTCAGTGCAGACGGTAACCATTCCGCTCGATAGAACAGTGACGATGAATGAGTGGTGTTTATGCATTATGTGTTTTTGGTCGTTGCTAATCGACAAACAGTCTGCGAACTGTCATTGATTGGCAACGGTCATGAATACGTAATCCCTAACTACGTATTCTGTAATACCAAACATGACAAACACCTAGAGAATGGAAAATAATTCAATGCGACTATCAACCTTCGTCGATACTGATAACAACGTCGTAGCACGTGGCGTTATCAAACCCAACTTCATTGACCTACATCTTGCTGATGGCACTCGCTTCTACTCAACTCGTAGCGATGGCTATGCACTCGAATTCTTACAGTCACTCAATATCAATAAGGCGGTGCAGTCATGACACAACTCAATGGCATAACACTCACGAACAGGGAGCTTGAAATTGTGTGGCTCTCATTGCTCTGCGCTGGTAACGGCAGAATCCCCCACACCGTTGATTACGGTCAACGTGTCGAACTCATTGATGAAGCGCAAGTGACTGCACGTGAACTTGCAGTGACCATCAATAAATTAATCGCTGACAGTAACAAGGAGGCATAACATGTCAACAGCTCTCACTGGCAAGGTCGCTGGCTCACCAGCGTCGAATCAATATGGCGAGTACACCGTACAAGTGTGCTCGCCAAAGCAGGCGTCATTCATTCAGTCATTGCTCAACACTCGCAAGCACTCATTGCCTATCACTGACGCAACGACAGTAAATAAAAAGCATGCGTCGAGAATCATTGACGAATTGCTCAAGTGTCCAAAGCTCGTGCCCGACCTTGCGACATCAAAGCAGGTTGAGTACATCAACGCTCTTATCACGACTCGACAAACGGCTCAGCTGTACGTCGAGTCATCATTGAAACGTCATGGTGTTACTGACATTGCACAGTTGTCACGTGACAATGCACGTTCATTGATTACAACACTCAAGATACTTCCATTCGTTGGCGTTGCTGTATCGGTCACTGAGGTCGGTGCGTATCGTCATGGTGAGACGTACTACTCAGTCCGCAAGTCAGGTCAGAGTGGCAAGTTGATTGCTTACGAATTCGACCCTGATACGAGAAGCTGGAACTTCGCACGAGGTGCCATCTATTCATTGCAACCATCGGAGCGCCTGACATTGTCAGAAGCTAAAAAATTCGGTGTGCAAACAGGTCAGTGCGTTCATTGCGGTCGCACTCTGACTGACCCGATATCCATCATGGCTGGTCTTGGCACAGTCTGTATCAAACGATACGCCTGAAAGAATCTAGGAGGGAAAACACATGTACGGAGCATTAATCGTCTCGCAAACTCATGGGGACACCGTTGTACGTCAAACCGTCATTGCGAATTGCAATGGCGTTGTCCATAAGTGGTGGCGATTCACCAATGGCAAACAAGGCAAACAGAATGCGTGGGTCACTGGTGCATTCGATATCAACGCCAGCAACGAACAGTTGATTGGCAAAGTTATCTCAACACCATTGACCATCAATGACATCGACGAAATCGAGAACAGTCCATTGCCACGTGTTCTCTTTCAGAAGTTGATTCGTCAGCATTCATTGCAAGAGCAAACAGTTGTCACCGAAGATATCGACGCACTCGTTCGATACATCGAGGACATTGCACAAGTTGACCCATCCGCACTCAAGACCTACTACATCGATAACAGAGGGAAAAAATCCATGGCAACACAAACACTGAACTCGGTCATCGAGGTCGCTTATCAGCCACCAGCGCCTGTTACAAGCAACGTTGCGCCAGTGGTCACTGTCAATAACGGTGAGAAGCGAATCTCATTCGTACCAACAGCAGAGCACGTCAGCAATTACATCGAGCGAACGATTGCTGGTGTCAAAGAACACCAGTGGTTCGACTTCGCATTGCAGAACAACCTCAACGTGCTTCTCTTCGGTGAGGCTGGTACTGGTAAGACATCGTCGGTCATGAACTTCGCCAAAGAGCGTGGTCTCTCGTTCTACTCACTTGCTGGCAATATCGCACTCGAGCCATCGCAGATATTCGGCAGTGACCGTCCACAACCTGACGGCACATTCAAGTGGGTCGACGGTGGTCTCACTGAAGTGGTACGCAATGGCGGTGTGCTGTTGCTCAACGAGTTGTCATTCGCACCAGCTCGTATCATGACGGTGCTCTTCTCGTTGCTCGACTATCGTCGCTCCATCACATTGATGGACAACGGCAACGAAGTCATTCATGCACATCCTGACTTGCTGATTGTCGCTGACATGAATCCAAGTTACCGAGGAACTTCGTTGCTCAACGAGGCACTCAAAGACCGATTCGAATTGAAGATTGCATACGAGTACGACAGTGCAATTGAGAAGCGAATTCTTACATCGTCAACACTGATTGACCTTGCTCGTGATATGCGAAAGACATCTCGTGGCATGGACTCAGCAGTGCCTACAAGCGATAACGGAATCGTATTCGAGACCCCGATATCAACTCGATTGCTCAAGACATTCGAGAAGGTTGCAAAGGGATTGAGCTACGACTTCGCTGTCTACAACTTCATCAATAACTTCGAACCCGAAGAACGTGGTGCAGTGAAGATACTTCTCGAGTCACTCGAGACCAACTTGAAGTCAGACCTTGGTCTGCAATTCGAATCCATTGACGTCGACGTTACGGAGACCGTATGACCTCATTCATCGATACCTTCCAGCAAGACCTACAGGAGCGCCATCGCCAACGCCTAGAGCGCTTCTGTCAGGTCTTCGGACGTGTCAACGGTGTACTCGCACTTCGTCCTATCAAAGTGCGAGTTGAGAACTCAGAGTTGAATGCGCCTGCATATTCCAATGCGAATGAAGTCGTATTCAACTCTCGATTGATTGGCGAGCTGAAGACCGAGCGAGACCTTCTCGCTATCTACGGTCTCGACTTCCATGAGATTGGGCACGTGCTCTTCACACCACGTCATGGTTCACGTCTCGTTGATTACGTCGTGGACAACGGATACTGGTCAGCATTCAATGCACTTGAAGATTGCAGACTAGAACGATTGCTCACTGGTAAGTATCCATCGATTGCAAAGTGGCTAACAGCAACAGTCTCATTGCACTTGATTGAGAACTCAAAGTCATTCGACACGTCGTATCTCTTGCTACGTGGTCGCAGATATCTGCCAGCTGAATTGCGTGCCGAGTCTCGCAAGGCATACAAGAATCAAGATGACATTGCCGAACTATGCGACGTCGTTGATTCCTATCGTGACCTTGTCTTTCCACGTGATTACGAAGTCGCAGAAGACCTCATTGCTCGCTTCCACAAGCTGTTAGGTGGCAACGATTCACAAGGTCAAGACCAAGACCAAGAGCAAGGTCAGGGCGAGGGTCAGGGCAAGCGTGTTCGCATTACTATCAAAGACCCATTCGGTCATGGTGAGCGACCACACGAAGGCGTTGACTCAAGCACATCACGTCCACTGAATCAGAAGCAACAGGAGCGAGCACGTGACAATGCTCCTGACGCTGGTAATGACGAAGATATCAATGATGAAGATGACATTGATATTGATATTGATATCACGCTTGACTTCAGTGATTCAGATGATTCAGATAATTCAGATGACGAAGAGTCATCAGAAGAATCAGATGATGATTCAGATATCGATGACGTTGATGATTCAGATGACGTCGATGATGAAGAGGAATCAGATGATGGCGAATCATCCAATGGTCAGTCTGCTGGCAATGCAGAAGCTGACAAGACCGAGACATTGCTAAACAACATCATTGATGAACTTCTCAATAACGAGGAGGTCATTAAAGAGATTGACAATGTACTTCGTCAGGTCAGTGGCTTGCCATCACTATCAAGCAACGGTGCACAAGAGCCCGAGATTGCCCGATACAAAGAGCAACCAGCAGACAGCACGTCAGCTGGTGTTGCTCGTTCATTCGGACGTGAGCTCGAGCGATTGCGTGCCAGTGTTGACCCAGCTTGGGATAGGCACTTGTCCAGTGGCAAGCTCAATGCAAAGCGTGCAATGCGTGGTGATGACCACGATTCTATTTATGACCAATGGAATCAGGGACGCACTGACGCAACCGATATCGAATGCGTCATCATGCTTGACACCAGTGGCTCGATGGGCGGTGTACCTGCAACGCAGGCATATCGCTCCATGTATGCCATCAAGCGAGCACTCGACCGTATCAATGCCAGCACTACAGTGTTGACATTCTCAAGCTATGCACAGACGCTGTACTCAAAGCATGAGAAGGCAGGCACATTGATTCGTGACGCTGGTACAGGTGGAGGCACCGAACCAACTGACGCAATTGCTTATGCCACTCGAGTCTTCGCAGAGTCTGATAAGCCCACCAAGCTTCTGATTGCTATCACTGATGGCGTATGGAGCGGTGAAGAGCGGGCACACCGAGAAGCCATTACTCGCATGAAGCGAGCTGGTGTTCTCACATCACTGGCGTACATCACGCAACGTCAGGGCACGTTGCGTAAGGAGGCGCTCTACGGCTGTGAGATTGGGCAGGTCATTACTAATCCGTCTGACCTTGTCGGTCTCGCTCGCAACCTCGTGAAGACAGCGATTGCTCGCCAACTCACGAATGCATAAGTCACTCTCTAGGTGACACCGAGTGAGGCGTAGTTAGGGCTACGTCTCACTCACTAACTTTCAAAGTAATCAAAGGAGAGCAAGTGAAAGCACAGAACCTTCAAGCAGGCAAGTACTACGTCGCTCTTGCACCATGGGGACGTAGTAAAAGCGCAGACCAAAGAGACCCATTCAAAGTCGAACGTGGCACATTCGTGTACAAGGTCGAGCTCGTATCCATGGCTCGATACAAGTACACCGTATGGAAGTCAGCGAATCCGCAGGACTCAAACTTCATACCAGCAGAATCGAGCGACCGTTCTATCGGTTACCTCATGCGTGCTCATGGAGTGAACAACGATGGCTCTGACCTGTACTGGCTATCTCGTACTCAAGACATTGTGGGCGAGTGGGACTTAATCTCAAAGCGCTGGGCAGAAGAGGACGCCATTCGTGAAGCGAAGGACGCAAAGGAGGCACAAGCACGTGCCGAGCGTCAACGCAAGTATGACGAAGCTGACGCACTCAAGGTTCGTGTCAAAGATACATTGACGCAAACCATTGCAACGATTACCAATAAGCAACCACAGTACGTCGAGACCTACACTCGAAGCAGGACTGTCAATAACCAAGAGCTCGTTACGGCAACGATGGAGATTGACATCAAGACCTTGCAACGATTGGTCGAAGCGGTATTGGAAGCAAAGGACATGGTCGCATGAAGCTAACAACTCGAGGTTGGGTGGTGCTCGTCATCATCCCAGCCATCATTGCAACACTTCTCATTAGCTATTGGACACGTGACGTCTGCTGGGTTGGCAACGGCTATGGCTCGTGCTCCAAGATGATTGACAAACTACCCACCCAACCACAGCGCCATGAAACGGAGTTACTTCCATGAGCCACACAACCGTTGCAGAACTCATTGAGAATCTGCAGAAGAACTACGAACCAACAGAACCGATTGCATACACCGTCTATTCAGTCGGTGACGTACTTGACCACCATCTAATCGGAGACCCGAAAGCTGGTGAGATTGTATGGAAAGAGATTGTCGAAAGTATCAGTGACTTCATTGAGGGAAGTCAGGAGTACATCAATGACCACATCACTGAACAACTAGAAGAATACGGCGCTGGTGAAGGCGGTCGTGTTCTGCGTTCTGATTCCGATAACACACTATGGTTAGGAGACAAGGCATGAGCACTGTAACATTCACAGAACTAACAGCAGAAGAGTGGAAGCAGAAGTACAAGCCAAAGGTCAACTACATTGACCCTAACGCCTCATTCTCTGATGAGAATGGTCAGGGCATTATGTACGAGACGTTCGGAGATGAACTACAGTACGTAGCTCAACACGACATCCACAACGTATGGACGTACCTCGACGCTGACGGTACAACAGTCATTACCAATGGCTTCTCTTTTGTGAATCGTCTTGGATACTTCGTTACAGAAGTGCCATGGAATCCACAAGAGGAGATACAGATAACCATCAGTGTTGACGAATGTGCTGAATGTGAGAAGCCATTGGATGATTGCGATTGCTCTCATTGCTCTTGTTATTGCGATTGTGGGGAGTACTAATGCGTTGCACATCATGCGGAGCAAAGATTACCTACGAGTCTGAGCAAGACGGATACTGGTCATGCAGTGACTGTGGGACACCAACTACCAAGGAGGTTGACTAATGCCATTCAGCTTAGAAGAGCTACGAGACATGTACACAGCATGCATGGCTCTGTCTTGTGAAACGACAGAGCCAGCACGCAGTCGCTACCTTGCACTGGCTATCAAGATTGCAGACCATCCGATTATCAAAGGAGCCCAATAGCCATGGCGCAATACCAATTGACAGTCGAGTTTCAGACTGATGGAGAGCTAGGTGTTCACGACCTTATCTCCCTACATAACAAAGTAGATAAACACGTCAATAAGGTGGGGGCAGTCACTGAGCCTGTCTCCACATTACGAATAGGAGAATGACCAATGACAGATGGAATGTCAGCACAACAGCGTGAGCAATTCGGGTCATTGGTATTCGCCAATGAATTCTTGAAGACAGCACGTGGTGTCATGAATGAGCAGACTCGCAAGGACTCACTACCTTCTGACGTCAGCAACGTACTGGCAAACGCCTATCTCGAAGAGATTATGGCGCAGTATGGTCTCGACCCTGAGGCTCTCGTATGGGGGCTGGTGCAGGTTATTGAGCTGATGGTGAAGTTTAGTGGCATACCACCCGAGGCATTACATGACGCTCTTGATTCATTCATTGCATGGATTAAAGAGAATCCAAAGGACTACTGATGGGAAACGAACTCATTCAGATAGTCAAAGCTCCATGTCAAAGCAAGTATGTCGACCCTGAATTATTCTTTCCCGATTCAACCGACCTAGAGACAACCCGCAAAGCTCAAGCACTATGCGCTCAATGCGAAACTCAGACAAAGACTGATTGTCTATCTTTTGCATTACGCAATAACGTGCAATACGGCATATGGGGCGGTCTTACTGAACTCGAACGCAAAGCTATCCAACGCCGATTAGAGAGGGAGAAGTATCGTGCGAATCAAGATAAAGCAGGTGACAAAGTATGAGCGAGTGGCTAACTACTTCCGATATCGTAAAGATGACGGGTCTGAAATACGACACTCTCTATCAGTATCGAAAGCGTCGCACCCTTCCCGACCCCGACCACTACGTGGGTCGAACACCGTTGTGGAAGAAAGACGTCATAGAAGATTGGGAGGCGTCACGCAGAAAGCACAAAGCAACGACCATTAATCCATAATGCAAACATTTACATTAAGACCCTAAGTGTGTATTGCTTGGGGTCTTTTTGTATTTTGATTACCAACTAGTAAACTTCACACCATGAGAGGAGGCACACCATGGCATACGTTGTAAAGCGTGGAGATAGATTCACTGGCTATTATCGCAAGGGCAATAGACGCCTATCAGCTGGCACATGGGCTACCAAGGTAGAAGCCGAGTATTACGCAGTCAAAGCAGAAGTCAACGGCTCAGAGGGGCGCTCACGTATCACTATGAGCCTTGCCGATTACATCGAGTCGTGGCTACCAGTAGCACACGTCCTGCCTATCACGAAGAAAGGCTACGAGGCTGTTCTACGCACTCACGTGTTGCCACGCATAGGCAATAAGAAAGTTTCACAAGTAACACGTCGAGTCGTGCGTGACCTACTTGATGACCTCAAGCATGATGGCGTGGGCAGTGCAACGATTGCACAAGTCAAAGCGTCATTAGGTTCAGCACTAAGGCCATTGATTGAGACTGAAGAGCTAACGGCCAACCCAACACATGGGATTACCATTAAAAAGACTAATGCAGACTTTAGCAATGTGCTTGAGCCTGAGGAATTCAAACTTATTCTGGAGAAGCTACCAGAACATGCACAGCTGTTCGCTAAGTTTCTTGTCATGTCTGGCACCAGATTCGGTGAAGCCACTGAGGTGCGTGTTAAAGACTTTAACTTTAAGAGTGGAGAAGTCTACATTCAACGGCGTGTCAGTGACTTAGGTGCAAAGCACAATAAAGGTCAACGGTTTCTTGTAGTAGAAGCAACGAAATCAGGCTATAAGCGCAGTATTACGCTATCTAAAGCACTACTACAAGAGATAAAAGACTATGTCTCAGTAAACGAATTAAAAAAAGATAGCTTGCTGTTCTCAAGAACACTGGTGTTACCAGCAGGTAAACTAGAATCTTCACGTGGCACAAAGTCATCTCGACCATTCGAGAATGACGGAAAAACGTTCCAGCATGGGACTCTGTACGCCTACTCAACAGGCGGTTGCAGGTGTGATGACTGTAAGCAAGCGGTGCGTGAGTACCGTAGAAGTTACAGGCAAAGCAAAGGCATTCAACAGAGAACCAGCCATACCGATACGAGTCACTTGCCACGTGATGTATGGAGAAACGTATGGAACACAGCAATTGCCAAATCAGGAATTGATTGGAGCCCTAGGACGCACGACCTACGACATGCAAATGCAACAGCGTTGCTAAAGAACGGTGTTGACGTGCATGAAGTAAAGGAGCGTCTAGGTCATCAGTCAATTAAAACGACGGAAAGGTACTTACACCGTATCCGTCACCAGCAGTCAAAGGCAGGTGAGCTTGCTAATGACTTTTTGGAGTGATGCTATGAAAGCACTAAACAAAGCGAGATTGCTATTGGGAACTATCTCAATAAGCGGACTCATAATAGCGGTGGCTATTGGACTGGCTTCCCCAGCCATAGCACCCAGCAAAGCTGACGCACTAACGGCACGTTATGCCCCCTATCAGAACGCAACCTCTCTATCCGACAAGCAATTGGTCGGACTATTGGTGGCTGTGGGCTTCAAGGGACAGGCGTTGAAATATGCGTGGGCTGTTGCTAAAAAGGAATCACATGGAAACCCCCTCGATTACAACGGTAATCGCAAGACAGGGGACAACTCTTTCGGACTCTTCCAAATTAACATGCTGGGAAGCATGGGAGCCGATAGACGGAGTTACTACGATTTAGCGTCTAACGCTGAATTGCTGAATCCTGTGACAAATGCCCACGTCGCTTACTTGATGAGCAACGCAGGCAAAGATTGGAGTGCATGGAAGGGAACACATACGGCGGTAGTGCAGTACTGGCTAACGCAGTACCCTTACAAAGCGACTACAACTCAGGCGCATAAGCCAACGCACAAGGTCAAAGCAACAGTAAAAGCTGTAGCAAAGACCAAGGCAAAGCCAAAGCAGAAGCAGAAGCACTAACACGCAGAGTGCCCCTCTCGAAAGGGAGGGGTTACTTAAAGCAATAGGAGCAGGCACATGGAATACGACCCACACAAAGCACGCCAATGGGTTACTGATGAGCGTTATGACCATAAAAAAGAATTAGCAAAGAACATTCAAAAGATTAGCAAAGAACAACGAGAAGAGCTGTATTGGAAGCATCTCGCTACAGCAGGATTTAAGATGGATGATGAGGGCGTAGCTCTAGTCTGCGAAAAATGTGATAATGAAATTAGCTCTCACCGTTGGAGCTCGTTGTATGCAGAAGAGTACTTCACGACGCTTCGGTACAGAGCCAAAGCATTACGTGAAGCACACATCTGCTTTAAACCAACTAAGGTAGTAAAGCGTTCAACTTATCAAGACGAAATCCCGACCAAGAATCATCGTCAGTTACCACTATCGGAGCCGTCTTATAACCCTTCTCCTCTATCAAAGAGAAAATCTCGGGTGAGTCCTGAATCATTTTCGAAACAAAAGCAATATCTTTAAGAGTTAAGAATCGCTTCGTATTCTCGCATTGCACACAATTGGTATTGCTGTAGATAGTTATCATTGATTGTCCTTGATGAGCTTTACTTCGCAAGCGTCAGTAGTGCAGTAAGCCTCACCAATAGCGTCAGAAGCCATACCAGCATAGACACCAGCAAAGTCAATGGGGAAGAGAGACGAACAAGCCTGCTCGTAATCTGCCTCAGTAATCTGTGTGTATGGCATCTGTGGGTAAACAGTGTTACCACTAGGCAGGAATGAGACAGTCTTCAATTGACCGTCGTACATATGCAAAGCAGTACCAATAGCATTCGACTCAGTCTCAGGGTCGAAAGAAATAGTGACAGAGACAGAGTTGTCTGACCAATAGCGTTGCGCTGTTGCAGCTAAAGCCATTTTCTCGTAGATAGAGACATCCTTCTCCGAACGAACAGCGTCGCTCTTTACAGGGAAGAAGACAACAGAAGTTGTATCAGGAGATTCGTTAGCTGGCTCTACACGATAGTTAGCCATCTTAAAGAGCGGAAGCATAGGGTCAGCATTACTAAAGCGAATGGCACGCAAGAAATACTTGCCACCAACAGTCCAGTGAACGCCAGGACTCTCTCCTGCGAGAATGGAGACGGTTCCCGATGGCTTAACGGTTGTCATCTTGATGGACTCACGGATACCAAGCCATTCAGAGTAAGACTTATCATAAGTTTTCACTACCTCATAGCCTCCATCCATCCAGTCACGCAAGACAGACCAGCCGTTGTTGTCTGCAAAGTTAGCGACGCCTGAGATAGAAGTACCAATGCGACGGTTGCGTTGCATGATGGCGTTGGTCTCTTGCCAGTGAGTAGGAAGCAACGTCACAGTCTTGGCATAGAGATATGCAAACTTTAAGGTTCTCTTAAAGTCTTCAATAGATTCATGGCGATTGAGATAGGTCTCAACCAAGGTGCAACACTCGTATGACTCAAGTGATTGCTCAGCACATGGGTTGTAACCAGCGATGCGCCAGTCCTTGTTGTTGATGGGGTCAGCAAGACGACCGTATTGGCGAGAGACATCCATCCAAATCACGCCTGGCTCACCATTGCGAGCAATACCGTCAAGAATAGGAGTCAAGTCCTGTCCTACAGATACCTCAACAGAATTGTTGGACATCCATCCGTAAGCACCACGTTGTGGATTGACATCATAGTTCTTCAGATTGAGAAAGTTCTCATCGTCCAAACGACCCATGAGAAGTTCGGCGGAGCGGCGCACATTGCCAGAGACAACGCAGACGCCAATCATATTGCCAATGTCTGCAATGTCGGTTCGGGTTAGCTTTTGCCCAGAACGGCCCGCAAACATCTCGTTAATGTGATTGTGAAGTTTCTCTAATGGCTCATGTCCTGCAGCTGTTCCTCCAAAGGTCTTAATCGGAGCTCCTGCTGGACGGATGACTGAGTAGTCAAAGATAGGCTTCTTCGTATCTGGCTTAAGGTAGGCATTGAGGAGGGAGGCTGTTGATTCCACCCAGCCTTCTCGTGTGTCAGGGATTTCATAGGTGTAAGTCTCTTGTGGGTCATAGATAGCAAAGTCCTTGTCTGCTCCCTTATCGTCAAAGCCCACACCCACTCCGAGCATGGAAGCCTCCATAAGGAAAGCGAATGGTTTAGCAGGGTCAGTCCTGGTCATAGAACCAGTAGAAACAAAAGCACAGTTTTGCAATGCGGCTGAATTTCGTTGTTCGTTGACAAGTGGTGTTCCCATTACCCATAGACCTCGACCAGGCGGTGTCCACTTCAACTCAAAGAGACGTTGGAAAGCCTCTTTAGCCGAAGCAGCTGCTTTGGCGTCTGACCATGGAAGTCGGTTGATTTTGGCGTGGTCTTTCTGCAGGGAGTACATGCCGTTGATGACTCGCTCGCATACCTCAGCCCACGTCTCCTTGGTGCCATCCTCCTTGAGGCGAGAATAGGTGCGAAGGAAAGTAATCTCTCCCACCGAGTTTCCAGCAGCATCTCGGTAGCCAAATGGTGGTTGCTTATCCTTGTATGAAGCGACGAAGTCATCTGCCAAGCGGAAAGAGAATAAAGCCATAGATAGCCACCATTTCTGTAATTGTGTAAATATCCCCCATGGGGAGTCCCTTATTTTGCTCTAACGAAACCTATAATGCACTTGCTAATAAAACAAACTGAGAAAAAGAACCAGTGTTGCTAAACGATTCCCTTGCTCCCAGTTTCTGGAATAAATACCCCAGTACTTGCTAAAAGTATGTAATCCACCGCCTTACGAAGGCGAATTGGATTGTCATCAAAGAACCCTAAAGCTGCGTTGCACTTGCTACAGAGCAAGCCTCGAATCTCGTTCGTCTCGTAATTGTGGTCAACACACAATCGATACGGGGCGTCAGAAGAATCTCCATTGCAGATAGCACATGCAAAGTTTTGCATTTCTGCCAGCTCTAGAAACTGCTCCTTGGTTAAGCCATAAAGGTTTTTCTTTTGGGCGTAGCCAGCTTTTTCGTTCTTCTCACTGGTTTCAGTTTCAATGTAAATTGGCTCCCAATCGCTGGGATACGGTTTCATGCCCTTGCCCTCACTGTTGTCAGATTACTTGTCTTCGAGGTTTTGACTGATGATTCGAGTGACGCTCTCCTCTTTGAGAGCTTCTGGAAGCTCACGAAGCGCCTGAGCTCTGTCTCCGAAGATGGCTGAGAGCACTCCTCCTGATGACTGGCGCTCTGCTGTAATGCGAACGAACTCACGGTTCTCTTCCAATTCTTTGAGATTAGCGACGAGCTTAAAGAGCCTGTCAATTTCCTGAGAAACATTAGGGTCAGCATAGCCACCGTTCATTTCTTCAGCAAATCGCATAAAAGCCACTCTTTGACCCTGCATTTCAATCATTGCGGTCATCAAAGCCTTGAGTTGGTCTTTGGTTTTGACCTCGACTGGCAGGTTAAACGCACACATATTGTCGGGCTTGAACGCTGGGCAATTGCTGGCAACGAAGCAGGTGTTGCATTGGCGAAGCGATGACTGCTGAGTCTGAACGACTGGCACATCCTTGAGAACGTCTTTTCCACTATCGTCTGTTTCGACAATCGTCTTCATCTTGAAGCCGAAAACTGGGAGGTTTTGCATCTCATCAGGGTTTCTTTGGACTACCTCAGTGGGCGAAACTTTCCGTGTCTCAAGCTCACTGTTATCAGAAGGTACCCCCCCTAATTCCATCATTAGCCCCGTATACAGGTCATCGCTGTTGTCAGTTACTTTCTCAGCCTTGTCACCCTTACCACCATCGATAATGTGAAAGTTGGGGCTCTTCTTATCCATAGATTCCTCTAGTTTCTTGTATGACCAGACTGCAACCTTAGTCGCTTCCAGCGTGTCATCCTGCTTGAACTTATCAAAATCCAAGCCAGCCTTCTCCACTACAGCCTTGTAGCGAATGCGAGCTTGGTCTTTCATCTTCTTGGGATAGCGGACGATTCGCTGTCCATCCCACACGATAGTCTCGCCTCGTCTCATGGGCGATAGCCATGACAATGTGCTGGCAGTCGTAAATGGTACCTGTCGCAGGTTGTCGGGCTTGGCACATCCAAGAGCATGGTACTTGGTGCCGTACTGTCTCTCGTAGGCTCTAGTAATGGCTGAGAGGTTCGTAAGAGCCTCTATCTCGTCATTGGGTATTGCGACGTTAGGATAAATACCCGAGAGATATTGGAGGTTGGGCAAGCCATATTCTTGGTGCCAAACGACCCAGAGCTTGGGGTCATGTTCATAAAAAGGTCTCTGTGCCTCGAC